AGAAAGCTGACGGCCCCATACGGTGACCGTCAGCTATCTTTGGATCAATCGCGAACGTAAGTCAATACTGACTGACGTTATTAGGTGGCCGAACCGTCGCCGACGTAGAACAGGCGCTTGGTGACGCTGTCCGGGTAGGCGTTGAAGTCGACCGGGAACAGACGCTCCTGGTCCACCTTGAACGAGAACTGCATCGCGCCGGCGGTGTTGGCCAGCGGGATGACGAAGTCGTCCGAGTGATCTTCGTCGTCGTTCGCGATCGGATGCAGCACCAGCGTCTTGGCCGTTGCGAGCAGCGAGATACCGATGCCGTTCGGGACGTCGACGCGGACCTTGGTCGCGTTCACGCCGCCGGTCAGGGTCGCGCCGGACACCGTGCAGTTCGCCGTGGTGACGAAGTTCTTGGCGAGCGTGTAGGCGTTGGCCCAGATGCCGACCGTGTCCGCGGTCAGCGTGATGACGCCGGCCGCGACGGAGGCCGACAGGTTGACGACGCGGTCGTCGATCGAGGCGTTGATCGCGGCCGCAAGGTTCGCCGCCGAGGTGGAGAACGTCGCGCCGATCGCAACTTCGTTGCCGGCGACAGGCGCCGTCTTGAAGATGAAGTCCTTGCCGTTGATCGTGACCTTGTCGCCGTCGACCGGAACCGCGGTCAGAAGCGTGATCGTGCCGCTGGCCTTGGTGCCGCCGGTCGCAACCTTGGTCGCGCCGGGCATGATGGTGACGAGGTTGTCAAGGGTCGTCTCCGCCAACGGAACCTTGGCCGAGCAGGTGCGGCCCATGATGAACTCGTTGATCTCGGACTGGCCGAACTGGTCGACCATGACCTTCTTGGTGGTCGTGGCGACGGTGACTTCGACACCGCCCTGGGTGTAGCCCAGGTCGATGCCGCCAAAAGTGATCTGGCAGACGCCGAGCTTGACGTTCTGGGTATTCGACGGCATGGATTCGATCCCTTCAAAATGACCGTAGAAACTGATGGCCTTTATTCTACGGTCATTTTGTTTCGCTTACAAGTCAGTCCTGACTTATATTATTGCGCCTGAAGCTGAGCCAGGCCCTTCTCAAAGAGCTGAGCCTCAACTTCGCGCCGCTTGACCAGGCCGTTGGTCCAGAGTCGCTTCATCTGGCGGATCAGGTGCGGCACCTTCTCGGGATGGCCGGCCACGATCGCCTCCTTGATCTGGCGCATCTCGAGCCGGCGGTTGGAGCCGGGCGCGTCGATGAGCTGGGTGCCGCGGTTGAAGCAGAGCGAGACCAGCGCGCCCTCGCAATAGGGGCCGAGCTTTTCCAGGCCCGGATAGGTCTTGTTGGTCTTGCGGACCCAGGTCGGGATCTCGACCTGCTCGAATTCCGCGATCGCCGCTTCCCAGGACACGACGACGCCGGCCAGCACGCCGGAGCGAACCAGCGTATGGGCGCGCTCACCCTTGATGCCGACCGCCTGGTGCAGGGTCGCAATCATCGAGGCCGGCAGATACGGACCCCAATCGTGCTCGAGATCGGCATGGGTAGTGTAGCCGAGGTCGACGCCGATGCCGATCGTGGCGCCGGAATCGCCAGCCGGCCAGGTCGGCTTCTGGTATTTGGCGCGGTAGACTGGCACGGAGGAAACCTCCTGCTCGATGATCATGTTCTCGGCTTCAAGGCAAATCAGGTCGGAGGGCATTGCTGTTCCTTATCGGGGCTGAACGTAGGAGGTGACGAAGTTGAGCGACCACTCCAGGACGTTCGCCGGCGTCCAGGGGTAAACGATGGGCAATTGATCGAGGTAGATGTAGTTGACCTGCATCAGGAGCTTGCCGTCGGTGTCGTTGAAGAGGCGCTTGCCCATCTCCAGCGCCTTGGCGACGCGGTCGGCGAGCTGGTCGCCGTCGGCATGAGCCTGCGCGCGCACGATCGCCTGCAGGCGACTGCGGTAGTAGCCAGGCAGGCCCGGATCGACCTTGGTGCCGGCCAGCGGATTACGCAGCATGACGCCAGTCTCGACGTCGGCGGGCATCGAATGGACGTAGATGTCGGTGCCGATCATGCCGATGCCGGCGTCCTGAAGCACCTGGGCGAGGAGTTCTAGTCTCATTTCAGCACCGCCAGTTCACGGATGATGGCCGCGCTCATTTGCGCGATGATCTTGGGCATCTGGTCGTCAACGGCGCGCTCGAGGAACTTCTCACCTACGATGCGTCCGGGATTGGCCGCTTGCTTGGCGAGTGTCCCCTTGCCAGGGTTCATGCCCCGATAGTTCTCGTGGATCAGCATGGCGTATTGGTCGACGTCGACGCCGCGCACCTCGCCGCCCACGACGATATCGACAGCCATGCGGCCGCGGCCCTCGTAGCGCTTCTCCATGTGGATGGCGTCCTCGAGGTTATGCTTGTCGACCGGCGCGTTGAGCTGCGCCTCCTTGACGATCTTTTCGGCGCCGCGCTCCAGAATCTTGCGACCCTGCTTCGGCACGCGGCCGGCGAGCTGGCTCATGAGGGCTGCGAGCTCCTCGCAGCCGTAGACCTTCATTTTTGCTTTCATGGCGCGACGTCGAAATCGACCTCCAGGTGGTCGAGCACGCCGAATACCGAGAAGCGCTGCTGGACCGCGATCACGCGCAGCGACATTCCCGCGATCTGGAAGGTGTCGTCCTTGCCGATCGTGACGTTGGCCGGAAACAGCAGCTTGGCGACCGAGGTGGTTTCCTCGGCCGCGCCGCGGCTCGCCGACGAGTCGGAACGCACCGGCGATTTGCCAATGCTGGACAGATCCGTGACGATCGCGCAGGGCACCTTGACCGGCAGGCGATAGGTCCGCTCGCCGTAAATGTTGGTGCCGAGCCGGGCGGTAAGCATGCCGGTCGTGTTGGGGCGGAACATCAGGCATACCTCGCCAGGATCGCTTCGGCGTTCGGGTGAAAGGCCTCGTCGCGGATATCGGCGAGCGTCGGCAGATCGGTATTGTCGACGATGGAGATCTTGAGCCCGTGCATGTCGGAGCTCGTGTCGGTGTGGCGCACCTCGGCGGTGTCGACGCCGGCGTTCGCCAGGGTCATCAGCACCACGTCGTTGTAGAGGGCGATCAGATCGTGTCGCCAGATCGTGCGGACGTAGCGCCGGGCCGGCCATTTGGCGGACCTGCGATCGGTGAAGCCGAACTTGATGTCGGTGTTGGCCGCGATCCGGTGCTGGATCAGGGCGGTGCGCAGCGGCAGGCGCTGGGCGGCCGCGGCCAGCGTCACGCCCAAAATCGTCTGCTGAAGCGTCTTCTTCAGGGTCGCGATGTCGCGCTCGATCTGAATCGACAACACGCTCGTCAGATGCTCGATAAACGCGCTGACGTGCTCGTCTACTGCGTCCGGGAGCTCGCTGCTGTCTGTGACGCTCAGCTCTGCGTTCGTCGCTGTGAGAGCTTCCCTTGCGATGACGGTAAATCCGTCCTCCATATAGACGCCTTCGGCCATCAGAAACCGGCGCGCCATAGCGTAAGCGCCCTCGGTGATCTGGCTGAGCTGCACCGGCGCGCCGAAGCGAGGGTCGTCGAGCGCGATGCCGTAGAGCGCCGTCCAGCCGTCCAGGAGCAGGCCGTAGCGGGTCGCCGCGGCCTCCGCCATCGTCGTCATGAGCTGGGTGACGGTCATGAGCGGGTGATGCTGATCCGGTTGTTGATGAACTGGGCCAGCACATTCATGGCGTCGCGGCTGACATTGTCGTTGTCGAGCGGGCGCACCCCGTTCTTGAACATGATCGAGCTCTCGCCGATCTTTTCGGAGAACAGCCCTCCCCGCCGGCGGTCAGCCATCGGGTCGGAGGTCAGCAGGGCGTTGGCCTGGATCACCTGGGCGCGGTTGAGCGCGTCCTTGAAATAGTCCGGGTAGATCGCCCAGATCTCCGGCGTCATCAGCGGCCACATGCGCGGCGTCAGGTGCGACTGGTAGCGCGGCGCGATGCGGTTCTGGAGATCGAGGACTTCGGGCCAGGGAATGAAGAAGTTGAGCAGTGTGATGCGGCGGAAGGCCTCGATCAGGGCGACGGTCTGGTCGTCCTTGTCGGCGCCCATCCACGAGATCAGGTTCGGGATCGAGCTGGAGACGTAGGCGGCGCTGGCGCGGGTCTGGAAGGTGTTGACCAGGAACTGGAGCCTCGCCTGCGGTTGGACCGCGAAGATCTCCTCCTGGATGAACACCTGGCCGCCGGCGACCGTGATGAACAGCTCGACCGAATAGCCGCCGGGCGTCGAGATCAGCCCGTGCGGCACCGCGATGTCGGTAGAGGTCCCGGTTAGACCTGCGATCGCGGTAGCATCGACCACGTTCTCCCCTGTGGCGTCCTTGACGACATAGGAGAGCGCGATCGGCGTGACCGGATTGCCGTCGTTGTCGAGGAAAGCGACCTCGACAACGGCATCTGTTCCAACCGGGAAGGTCTTCATTAGACCTGCTCCCCGTCAGTCGTCTCGACCTTCACCGGCTCGACGTGGATCGGCTTGCCGTCGGCGTCCACCGCGTTCGGGGTCTCGTCGGCGGTGAGCACGCGGGCGGCCTTGAGCATCTCGGCCTCTTCGGCCATGCGGGCAGCCAGGGCCGCATCGAGGGCGGCGGCGCGCGCGGTGCGCTCGTCGTTCTCACGCTGCTCCTTGACCTGGATGAAGGTGTTCTGGGCCTTGACGATCAGTTGGATCAGACCGGGGATCGAGCGGTGCTTGACGTTCCAGGGCAGAGCCAGCTTGCGCAGGCCATCGAGACCCTCGAGGTCAGCAACCGCCTTGAGCTGTTCCTCGGTGAAGAACTCGCGGGTCGGAGCCTTGCCGGCGTCCTGGTGAACCTGAAGGAGCTCGCCGGCCTTGGCTTCGGCCGTCTGGCGTTCCATGGCGGTGCCGACGGTCGCCTCGATCGAGAGACGGGTCGCGATGCGCGCGGCCGCGCCGCCCTGCCCCAGGTTCTCGCCGTCGGCGTCGATGATCTCGGCGCCAACCAGCGCCGCGATGCGATCGCAGATGTTGCGCGGCAGCGGGTGCGTGGAGATGCCTTCGGCGAACTGATAGCCGACGAAGTCGCCGGAGAACTGTTCCCAGCCCGGCTGGGTGATTTTGACGAGGTAGGACTGCAAGGCTTTAGCCTCCGAAAAGGATCTGCTGGACGACAGGGAGCGCACGCTTGAGATCGTCGAAGCCGCCGATCTTGTGTGCGCCGATGAAGATTTGCGGGACGGTCTTGGGCTTGGCGCCGAGCCGGTCCTCGAGCTCCGCCTGGAGGGTCAGGTTGCTGCCGAGGTCGTGATAGACGAACGGCAGCTTGGCCTTCTGGCAGAGCGCTACGGCTGCCGCGCAGAAGCGGCAGTCGTCACGGCCGTAGATTTCGACCTTCCCACTCATTTGCCGAGCTTCAGCGCCGAGAGTGCGCCGAACACGCCCTTGAGCCAGGTCGCAACCTTCCCCTTCACAATGAAGCCGGGATAGTCGCGGGCGATGTCGGCGAACGACTTCGCGGCCTGCTCGACGTGCTCGTATGCCTTGGTGTCGAGCTTGGGGACGTTGATGACGGCTTCGGCCAGGCCGAGCGCCTTCTGCGCCTCCTCACCTTCCCAGCCGAAATAGGCGGTATCGGCGATGTGGTTGGTGACGATGAAGTAGCGCGAGCCCTGGATCGCTTCCGCGGTGGCCTTGATCTCGTCAAACGAGGCGACAGAGGATCCAAGAACATGCAGCACGATGACGTCGAGCTTGCCGTCGCGGACAGCATCCATCATGCCGACTTCGCCGAGCAGCTTGAGTGTCTTGGAGAGCTGGCGCGCGGCGAGATCGACAACCGTGATCTTGGAGCCGACGATGGTGTCGAACACGGCCATCTGGCCGTCGGAATCTTCCAGGTCGACGATCTGGGCATCCGGGAAGAAGCGCTTGAGCGTGCCCTTGGGCGTCTCTGCGTCGAAGGCCTGGTATTCGAGACCTGCGTTGCGGAGAAAATCGAGGACAGCTCGGGTGACGGTCGTTTTACCGACGCCGCCCTTTTCGGCGCCGACGATGACCACGGTGGGACGGGACATTAGTGCTCCAGACAGCAAGAGGGGCGGAGTGATGAACTCCGCCCCTTATAAGTCAATCCTGACTTACATTCAAGCTTAGATGTTGGTGATGCCGGACAGGCGGGCGACCGAGTGGGTGGCCTTGAGGGCAGTGCCCACATACCACTTCACGCGATAGCGCACGGCGTCCTTGTTCTGGATCGTGCCGATGTCCTCGACCTTGAGGCCAGCAGCTTCACCACCGACGATGCCGTGGAAGCCATCGGCTTCGTTCAGGCGCAGCGCGTAGATCGAGGTCGTGACCGAGCTCGAGCCGGTGACTTCGTTCGCGGGAATGAAGTCGTTGATGATGACGGGCATGCCGTCGATCGCCGGAACCGGATGCCCGAAGTTCGGGAGCATGATGGTGTCGGCGGTGTTGCCGTTGAAGCCACGCAGCAGCGCCTTGATGGCGCGCCAGGTGCCCTGACGCATCATGAAGCAGTCGGCGCCGAGGAGAACCGCATCGCGGAGCTCGTCGAGCATCGAGAACGTCACGGCAGCGCCGTTCGTGCCGGCGATGAGCGTCTGCTCGGCCGGGGTCAGCACCTTCAGGCCGTCGAACTCCTTGGAGTTGACGCTGTTGTTGCCGTTGACCAGGGTGCGCTTCAGCTTGCGGGTCAGGGCTTTCGCCTTGGCCGCGATCTGGATCGCGAGCTGGGGGTTCTGGTCGGACTGGGTCGAGAGCAGGAACTTGTCCATGTCGACGTCGCCCGCGAGAATGCGCAGACGGGTCGTGACCTCGCTGAAGGTCGCGGCGCCTTCCGGCACGGGATCGTAGGGATCCAGGAAGTCACCCTCGGAGATGGTGTTCTCGCGATGGTAGAGGTAGGCCTTGCCATCGACCGTCATGAACGGCAGGAGGGCAAACAGAGCCTCACGGTCGATGATCTCTTCGATCACGCCGCGCTCCATGAGAGTCTGCGAAAGCTTGTTGGCTTCGGTTTCGAGCAACGGCACTTGATCACTCCTTAGAAAAGATCGCCGGGAATTCATAAGTCAGTGTTGACTGACAATAGAATATCCCGGCGATGGGTAATTTCCAAGAAGAAAGTTCAGTAAGGACTGACTTTTTATTTCGCGCCCGGCTTTTTCAGCGCGCCGGCGCCGATCGCGGCCGCAATTCGAGCCGCACCGCGCAGGCCATCGTCGCTGCCGGTTTCGTTGCCGGTGGTCTTTTCGGTCTTCGAACCGGCACCGGTGCCGATCTTCGAGCGCACCAGATTGTCGCGATCCGGATCCGCCTCGACGATCTTCTTCAGCGCCGCGTCAACCGACAGGGCAGCACCGCTGGCGTCGACGAGCTGCGTGCGGCCCGCCTCCCCGCGCGGCTTGGTGAAGGGCACGATCTTGCCGTTGACCACGTCGAAGTGGCTCGAATAGACCTGGCGCGCGACCTTGGGGGTCAGGACCAGCTCCTTCTTGACGTAGTCGGACTGGCTGAACGCGGAGCCGACCGTCAGATCCTCGATGGTCTTCTGGGCGCCGGTGATCAGGCTGTCCTTTTCGGCGAGCTTGGCCTCGAGGTCGGTCACGACCTTCTGGTGCTCCTCGCCCATCATCTTCTTGATGGCCTCGACGTTGCCGGCAGCTTCAGCAGCCGCGAGCTCGGCGTCCTTCTGGGCCTTCGCGGCCGCAGCCTGGTCCTTGACCAGCTTCTTGATCGCGTCGGCATCCAGGCCATCGAACGCCTTGATGCGCGCGTTGGCTTCCTCGAGCGCCTTCTGGGCGTCGCGGGCGGCCTTCTTGTGCTTCAGGGCGTCGGTGAGGAATTCGTATTCCTTGTCGGTGAGCTTGCCGGCGGCCTTCTCGTCCGCGATACGCTTGGCTTCGGCTTCCTCGGCGGCCTTCTCGGCCGCGATACGGTC